CAATTTCTATGACTTTTGGTATGGAATTGAGTTTAATGATGGAACAATCACTTATAACATAACAGATTTTATGACTTATTTGGGAACTAATAGATACGAGTTCTTCCATTCATTAGAATCAACTTATCCTGGTGTATTTGATGAATATACTTTTTATAAAAATATTGATGACCCAAGAATAACCGATTTTTCAACATTTTATACTTATGCAGGACAGTATCTAACAGGTATTCCAATTACCCCAACTCCAACACCAACTTTAACACCTACAAATACAACAACACCAACTTTAACACCTACAAATACACCTACACCAACTTTAACACCAACTAAAACTCCTACACCAACTCCAACTCAAAGTATAACTCCAACAATAACACCAACACCAACTAAAACTCCTACACCAACTCCATCAGCAACTCCTACACGAAGACAAGCAACCGAGTTTGAATTAGTGGCAACAGGTTCAACAGCACCTGGTAGTGGTGATACGATATTTAATACATTAAACGCTTGTTTAAGTGGTGCTAAATTGACTGTAATGAATATATCATATATAGATAGATTTGGAAATAATGTTGAAAGTAAGGTTAAATCTTATTCAGGAGCAACAGGTTCAACAAAATTATATGTATATCAAACATCAGGAGCACCAATTATGTTTGGAAATGTTAGTAGTTTAGTTGATAATGGAACTTATGCTACAATTACAACAACAGCGTTGAGTGGTAGTTGTGGTGATGGTGCTTATGATATAGGACAAATTATAGAGTTCTCACTTTTCCCATAAAAAATTAAATTAAAATAAGTTGCCAGTAAAAGAATGTCAATCAGAAAACAAACCCGGATTTAAATACGGGGATTCAGGTAAGTGTTATACTTATGATCCAAAAAATGTAGGTCAAAGAAATAACGCAAAGAAATCAGCAATTACTCAGGGAATTGCTATAGGTGATTATAAAAACAAGTAAGAAAAACCAATATTTACTTAAAAAGTAATTATGGCTCAAACCGCTCAAATCAATATCAATGTTAATGCTCAGGCTGGAACAAAGTCCGTTCAGGATTTATCAAACACAATAAATCAAGCAGGTGGGTCAGCATCTTCATTAAGAGCCGAACTAAGAAAAGTAACACAGGAACTTCAAGGTTTAGAACCAGGTTCAGCTCGGTTTGCTGAACTATCATCAAGAGCAGGTCAATTAAGAGATCAAATCGCCGATACATCGGCAGTTATTCAGGCAACGGCAGGTAATGCTGTTGAAAGATTTGGAACGGCTTTATCAAACACGGTTCAAATTGGGGTTGCAGGATTTCAAGCCCTTAGTGCCGCTCAAGTTTTATTTGGTTCAGAAAACGAACAAGTAAATGAATCCATTCAAAAGATGACTGCTTTACTAAACTTGTCTCAAGCAATTCAAACCTTTGGTGGATTAGGGGATAAGATTACTGAGATTAGAGCAGGATTTGGATTGTTGGCGACTCAACAAACTGCCACAGCTGTAGCAACTACTGAAGCCGCAGTCGCTATGGAAGGACAAGCAGTTGCTGCTACTGCTGATGCGGTCGCCACAGAAGGTGCCACGGTTGCAACAAGTGCGTTTGGACTCGCTTTAAACGCCTTACCATTGGTGGGTATTATAGCGGCTTTAGGATTCGCTGTATCGGCTCTTGTATCTTATTCATCCGCATCTAAGGACGCTGCCAAAGAAGAGGAAGATCGTAAAAAACAAATTGAGGAAACTAAGAAAGCTCAAGAACAAGAAAGTGCTGCGGTTGTTTCAGCATCAAAAGATTATGTTGGTTTAATATTCGCAATTAAAGCCACCACAGCAGGAACAAAGGAAAGAAAAAAGGCTATTGATGATGTTAATAAAACTTATGGAACAACTCTTCAAAACTTATCTGATGAGTTTGCTTTTCAAGAACAATTGAATAAATCAGTTCGAGATTACATTTCCCTTCAAGTAATTAAAATCAGACAAGAAAAAAATATTGAAAAAATTGCTAAGTTGTTAGATGAACAAGCCAAAGCTCAAGCGAGATTGGATGAGGCTTATAGAAAACAAGAGATTCAAGCAAAACAAAGTAATTTAACGAACCAACAAGTTTATGATAGTTTCGATGATATTAGAAAAGCCATAGATGAGAATCTAAAATCAGTTAATTCATATGAAAATAGAATTGAATCCCTAACTCTTACAAGTGAGCAATTAGCAAAAGAAGAAATCAAACTTCAAGGAACATTTAATAATGGAAATCAAGGTTTAAAAACACGAACAGGTTTAACACAGGAACTTGGGGATGAGTTAAAGGACTACGAAAGTATTTTAAATAAAATTAGACAAGGAGAGGAAGACAATAAAAAGGCTCAAGACGAATTATATAAGAAAAGAGCTGAAGTATTTGATAAGTCAATTAACCTTGTTGAAGTGGAACAAAAGACAAGGGAACAAGCCGCTATTGATGAGTTTAATTCTGTTAAATTGGCAATTGAAAAGGAACTTACTCAAAGAAAAATTAAGGCTGAAGAAAAGAAAAGATTGATTGAACTTGAAAAGTTAAATGAAGCCCTCCTTACAAAAACCCTTCAAATAGAAAATGAAAGAAGATTAACTGACATTAAAATTCAGACATTTAAAATATTAGAAGAAAACCAAAAAAGAATTGATTTATTAAGAGCCGAACAAATCGCTCTAAACGATGAGATTAGATTTGGGGATGGTAATACAACCGATACTAAAATTAGTTTATATCAAAGAGATAGATTAGCGTATATAAAAGAAATTGATACGAAACTTCTTACATCAAAATATGCGAACAGAGTTGAACTTGATGAGTTTGAAAAACTACAAAGAGATAGATTAGATCTTCTTAAGGTTAATTTGAATGAGGAAAGAATTAACAAAGAGAAAATCGCTCAAGCAGATTATGATAGACAACTTCAATTAGAAAAAGATAGAGTGGAGGCTCAACAAGATCTAAGAGTTAAATTTTATAATGATGAATACGGAACACAAAGAGCGAGAGTTGAGATCGCCAGTGATGCGGCTTTAGAAATTATTAAATTAAGTGAAGATGAAAGAAAAGCCAAAAATGCTCAGTTGTTAAAAACTTCACAGGATTTAGAACTACAAATTGAGAAGGAAATTGATATAGAAAAAAAGAAAAATCTAATTGTTGAAAAAAACAATGCTGATGCTGCATTAGCAACATTCAATCAAAATGTTCAATTAGCAGAAGATCTTTCAACCATTAGAATAGCCACTGAGGAAAATTTAAATACTACGATTGTCAATTTAGATGCTGAAAAAAATACCAAAATATTAGAAGCTACAAATGACTTGAATAATCAATTGAAGGCTGAAACTATTAAAACTGAGGATGAAATCTTAGATGAAAAATTAAAAAGATTGGATGATTTCTTGGCAGCAGTTCAAGAACAATTTCAAGCAGCGGCTTCAGTAATCAGTGAGTTTTCAAGACAACAACAAGAGATCAGAACCACCCAACTTGAAGACGCAATTAACTTTGATAAAGAACGAATTGAAAGTCAGTTGGCAGCAAACCTCATCTCAAGAGAACAATATGATAATGCTGTTGAACAATTGGAACAAAAAAGACAACAACAACAATTACAGATTGATAGAAAGAATTTTAGAACAGAGAAAGCCCTAAACTTAGTGGGTGCTACAATAGATGGTTCAAGAGCTGTGTTAGGAGCATTCGCAGGAACACCAGGTGGTATTGTCGCTAAGACTATAGCAGCGGCTTTAGCAGGGGTATTCGCAGCCACACAAATCGCTTTAATCGCTCGTCAAGAGTTTAGAGCGGCAGTTGGGGGTATTGTTCCTGGTGATGGATCAGGTGATATTGATTCAGTTCCCGCAAGATTGGCACCTGGTGAAGCAGTAATCAATTCAAGATCCACTGAAGCCTTTTTACCCCTATTATCAACAATCAATGAAATGGGTGGTGGTAAATCATTTGTTCCTGATCTTCCAGCAATAAATCAATCACAAAGATTCGCTCCTGTATTTGCTGAAAACCAAAGAAGAGAACCTATAAGAGCCTATGTTGTGGAGTCAGATATATCAGATGCTCAAAAGAGAATTAGTAGGATTGAAAGATCAACAAGATTTTAATTTAACAAAAATATGAAATATATATTTACCAACATGGAAGAACCAACTTTGTATCTTGATTTTGATGAAAATTCAATTGAAGGTGGTATGGATTTTCTATCTTTTGTGGATAGACCTGCAACACAAATCAAATGGGAGATTTTCCAAGAGTTTAGAGAATCTTTCAATGATTATCCAAAGGCAGCATCAGAAGCCGCTTGTAGAGCAATCAAATACAAAGAAAAAGAAGGTGGAGTTAATTGTGGAACTCGTATAGGTTGGACAAGAGCAGCCCAACTTTGTAATAGAAGGTCCATTTCAATTGAAACAATCGCTCGTATGGCATCCTTTAAAAGACACCAACAACATAAAGATGTTCCCTATGACAAAGGTTGTGGAGGACTGATGTATGACGCATGGGGTGCTGAAGAAGGGGTTAATTGGGCTATTAGAAAACTTGAACAAATCAACAATCAACTTAGAATGAACGCTTTTTCTAAACATGAGTTCCAAGATGTTGATTATGAAAAAAGAATTGTAACGGCTCCTGTAATGGTTGCTGAAACAAAAATCCCAAGAATTAGTCCTGAGTTAGGAAAATACTATGTCAAATTTTCTAAGGAAACCATAGAGAAAATGATGAAAAAATACTTCAAGGAAAATAAGATCCATAATGTTAATACAAATCACAATGCCCAACAACAAAAAGATGGGATATACATGATGGAGTCATTTATCGTTGGGGACAGAACAAAAAGTAATATATTCCCTGATTTACCTGAAGGGTCTTGGGTGGCAACTTTCTTTGTTGATAATGACGAGGTTTGGGAAAAAATCAAAGAAGGGGAATATAACGGATTCAGTTTGGAAGGATTCTTTATAGAGAAATACGAAGATGAGATGATCTCTAAACTTCAACAAAAACTACAATCAATTATCGATTCTGATATAGATGAAACTTCAAAGGAATTGGAAATAAAAAAATTACTTAATATAGAATGAAACAATTTTTACTAACATTTATGGCGTTTATATCGCCATTATTCCCATTAGCATTATTAATTACATTCGCAGCCATCATAGACACATTTGTTGGAAGATGGTATGCTAAACATAAAGGTGAAGTAGTTACAAGTAGAAAAACAAGATTAGGATTTATGAGAAAATTGATTATATACTTCACAGCCCTTTTATTTTGTTTTCTTGTTGATAGATTTATGATAAATGAGATCGCAAGAAATTACATATGGTTTGATTGGGCATTTACAAAGTTCATCGCATCCCTATTGATTTGGATTGAATATACATCCATTGATGAGAAGATCAAATGGATTAAAGGAGAAGGAATTACAGACAAGATTGTTAAGTTCGGAAAGTCATTAAAAGCTCTTATCGGGTTCAAAAAAGACTTAGAATCTTAACAGATTAAACAAAAAATAAACTAAACTATTTAAATGTGTATTATGAGTAAAACAAACATCATAGCCAAAATCAAAGAACTTTTCGCTGAAGAAAAGATGGCTAAAGATTACACAGCTGCCACTGGTGAGATAATTCGTTGTCTTGGTGATGGTTTAGCTGTCGGAGAAAAAGTAGTGGAAATCGCTGCTCAAAAAGAATCCCCACTTCCTGATGGGTCTTATCTATTAGATAATGGTAAGTCAATCGTGGTTGCTGCTGGTGAAATCAAAGAAATAAACGAGGTTAGATCTGAAGGTGAAACCAATCCTGTAGAAATGGAAGAAATGGGTGAAATGAAAGACAAAATGGAAGATTACAAAAATGAAATCGACACAAAATTGGTTGATGGAACTGAAGTTAAAATTAAATCCAAAGGTGAAGCTTTATCTGTTGGTGATGAGGTTATGGTTAAATCAGGAGAAGAGTTCATTAAGGCACCTGAAGGGCGTCATGAATTAGCTGGTGGTTTAGTAATCTACACTGATGCTAATGGATTCATCAATGAGTTGGAGACAAAATCGACTGAAGAAGAAGATGAGGTTGAAAATGAAGAAATGAAAACAATGTTTGAAGCAGTTTCAACAATCAAATCTATGGTTGATGAATTAAAGGATACAATTAACTCATTGAAAGAAGAAAATACTTCGTTAAAAGAAAGATTTAATAAATTCGCAGCTGAACCATCTGTGGAAACAATAACAAAGAAAAAAGAAAATGTAGTAACACTAAAAACTAAAGATGACAAACTACGATTCTTCGCTAAATAAACAAATAAACTAAAAAACAAAAAGTAAAATGGCACTTAATGTAAATGGATTAACGGCATATGTAAATCAAGAGCGTATGAACTTAATCAAAAAAATGATTTTGGGTGGTCGTTCAATGAACTTCTTGACTATCCAACCTGACATCAAATCTGCAGCCTCGATAAATCTATTGTCCTCTAACCTCGTTGCCCAACAAGGTGGATGTGGTTTTACTGACGCTGGTCAAACGATCTTGACACAAAACACCCTAAATGTATGTCCGCTCAAAGTTAATGAGTCTATCTGTATCGATACACTTGAGCAATATTATACTCAGGCGATGTTGGCACCAGGGAGTTATGACACTGATTTCGGATTTGAGCAATTATATGTTGAAGAAAAAGTTTCACAAATTTCTTCTTTAATTGATACTCTTATCTGGATTGGTGATACATCTTTAACAGGTCAAACAGGTCTTTGCGATGGTTTCGTAACATTAGCAGAATCTGTGGATTACTCAGGACAAACTGTGGTAGGTAATACTTCAAACGCAACAGCAATCACAGCTAATAACATAATTCAATTGGTTGATGACATGGTTGCAGCAGTTCCTGTGAATATCATCGCTAATGATGACTTATACTTATACATGGGTTACGATACATATCGTCTCTACGCTTTAGCGTTAAGAAATGCTAATTTATTCCACTATACAGGAGCTGAGGATCAAGGTGAGCAATTCTCTCAAATGATCCCTGGAACTAATGTTAGAGCCATAGCAATTAAAGGGCTTAATGGCACGAACAAAATGTTCTTATCTGCTAAATCTAATCTTTACGCAGGTGTGGATTTGATGTCTGACTATGAAAACCTTGAGATCTTTTTTTCTATGGATTTTCAAGAAGTCCGTGTGGTTGCCAAATGGAAATCAGGTGTAAATGCAGCCTTCTGGGATTATGTTGTTTATTTCACACTTTAATTCTAACGAGTTAAAAGGGTAATCGACAAACAGGGATACACAACTCAGGGTTAAAGTCCTTTAGAAACAAAAAAAGGGGGTCTTCAAAAACCCCCTTATAAAAAATAAACAAAAAGAAAAAAACAAAAATTATGGCATTTACATGTAACTTAACAGATGGTTATGTATTGGGCTGTTCATCAATTGGAGGTATTGAGCAAGTATATATTGGAGAATATGTTGAAGGAGTTTCTGTTACTTTTGATGCTTGTGGTATTATCACAGGGATCACTACAACAGGTTTAACAACTTACCAATTTCAGCAGGACATAGAACATGCGGGACTATCTCAAACAGGAAATTTTTCAAGAGAAAATGGCACAGTGTTTTACGATTCAAACTTATCAATCAAATTGATTGGTTTAGATTGTAATGTAAGAAATAATCTCGTAGAACTTGGAAGAGCTCCATTATTCGCAGTTGTTAAATCAAACGCGGGTGATTGGTATGCACTTGGTTTAATCGACACAGCTGGTAGAGCAAACGCCTCTGAAGCGGGAACTGGGACTGCATTAGGAGACATGAATGGTCTTTCCTTAACGATTAACTTCAAGTCACCTAACGGAGCTTATCTTATCAACGGATCACTTGTAGGAACAACAATCGCAGTATTGTAATCTAACTTACTTAACTGAACCCCCTTATCTGAATTGATTTGGGGGTTTTTTTATACATGAGTCCAAGTTAAATTTCTAACAATTAAATCGATTGTTCCAACCGAAACATCAAACTTTTCAGCTAAAGGTCTCATACCAAATACTTTATTATATCTTTTATAATTTTTTCTAATCCAAATTACATCTTCCTCAATAAGTTTAGAATTAGCATTTTTACTTCCTGTTGATAATACAGATTGATGTTGTTTTTGCTCTTCAGTTCGTGTTGTTCCAATTTTTGATAATGATATATTTTTTCTATGAGTTTCAGATTTTAATTTATTTTTTAATGACTTACTAATCTTAATTCTAACTTCAGGATCTTTATGTGGATTATTTTCCAACATTTGTTGTCTTCTAATCTCACGAAGTTCTTCATCCAATCTATCCACAGTTTCTTGATCATATTTCTCAAGCCAAGCCTCATAGTAAGTTTTTCCAAACATTCCATTATTCTCACCAAGATTACTTAATCTTTTTTCCTCTTTCATCTCATCCGTCCATAATAAACTATGGCGTTCTTTTTGTTCTTCAGTCCAAATTCTACCTGTTCCACCATCACCACCATCAGTTAAATTGATTAGACACCCGTAGTTTAGATTGTGTGGAGATGGTTTTTGACGACCATAGAATGCAATCATTTTGATTTCAAGTTCCTTAGCTCTATCAGAAGATAAATCTTTTTGTAAAATGGTTACAACAACACCATTTTTTTTATATACACCTTTCCACCAATCCCCTCTATTAGAGAAGTCATAGGCTCTTTCAGGAGAACCATAACCGATATAAAAGATTCTACCATCTTCTTTTCGACTATGCATATATAATACAAAATTATTTTCAGTTGTTTTCATAGTTTCTGTTTTTGATTGTTCTACAAATATACTAATTAAAATTCAAAACACATCGCAAGTTCATCAAAAAATTGATTGATTTGTTTATGGGTAAAATTCTTCATGACATAAGGAACATACAATTCGTATTCTTGTTTTTCCAAAATCTCAAATAATTTATGACCTTTAGTCCAATTTTCTTGGATAAATGGAAAGACATCAGTTTCCATGTCAGTTCCAAACATATTTACTACTTCATAGTGAAGTTGTGCTAATTCAATTGCTGATTCTAATTTCTTACTCATAATGTTGTTTTTAATTGTTTCTACAAATATACTAATTTTATTCTATCCGTGCTCCATACACACTTGAAAATTTTTAGGTCGAAGAGCTCTTACTTCCATAATTTCATTAACATCATCATGTTCTACTCTCATATCAACATATCCAACAAATTCACAATCAGAAGTAATGTCAGACCAACCACAGAAGTGACCATACATTTCACAGATTTTCTTTTTGTTTTTGATATATGTTTTTTGCATTTCCATGTAAGAAGTCATACTGAATACTAAACATACAAATTCACTGCGATCATATCTTAATACACCTTCGTTTTCAGTTTCATTCCAATGCTCAATAATTGCTCGGACATAAATATTTTTACCCATTGCTCCGATGATTTCCAATTCATTCATCATATAAGATACTTGTTCCATTTTTTTCTTGTTTTTAATTGTTTTACAAATATACCATTTCTTTTCTGTTCTACCAAAGTAAATCTTCATTTTTTCTTGGGAAAATGAATATATCACAATAATCTACTCCATCGTATTCATCGTAATCCAATATAATATTGTTAGTGTCTTCAACATCTTCTTTTGGAACTTGAGGATTTCTAAAAAATCCAGCATCCATAAGAATATCA